CACCTTGCTGATCGGCACGCGCTATCCATCGGGCGCGGTCCTCGGCCGCATCACGGTCAATGGCAAATACAAGCTGGCGACCAGCGGTGGCACTGATGGTGCGCAAACAGCCACGGCCGTCTTGCTTTATGCCGTCGACGCCACGCTAGCGGACGCCACCGGCATTGTGGTTGTGCGCGGCCCCTCAATCGTGTCGCGCGCGGGCCTCGCCTATGACGCCACTGTCGATGATGGCGCGAAGATCGTGCTGCACTACACCACCACAGGCCCGCTGGCCTGACACCCCGACAATAAGGAGAACGATATGGCACGAGCGCAAGGCGCCCGGGCGCAGATGGCGCTTGGCTTTGAGACAGTTTACGGCACCCCACCGGTGAGTGGGTTCCGGCTGATGCCCTTCGCCCGGGCGACGCTCGGGGCGGAACAGCCGCTGCTGGAGTCTGAACTGCTGGGCTATGGTCGCGATCCGCTGGCCCCGATCAAGGATGCAGTGACGGCCGATGGCGAGGTGGTGATCCCGATTGATGTCGAGGCCTTCGGCTTTTGGCTGAAGGCTGCGTTTGGGCAACCGACCACAAGCGGCACCACACCCAAGACGCACACGTTCCAGTCCGGCAACTGGACGCTGCCCAGCATGTCAATCGAGACCGCGATGCCAGAGGTGCCACGCTTTGCAATGTATTCGGGCTGTGTCCTGGATCAGCTGTCCTGGCAGATGCAGCGCTCCGGCCTGCTGACAGCAACTGCGCGGTTGATTGCCCAAGGCGAAACCATCGCCGCGACGACTGCCGCTGGAACACCAACGGCCCTGGCCCTCCAACGCTTCGGCCATTTCAACGGCACGGTGAAGCGGAACGGCACTGCGCTGGGCAACGTGGTCTCCGCCGAGATCACCTATTCCAACAACCTAGACCGCATCGAGACGATCCGTGGTGATGGGCGCATTGATGGGGCCGATCCGACCATGGCGGCACTTACCGGACGCATCGAGGTGCGGTTTTCCGACACAACGCTGGTGACCCAAGCCATCGACGGCAGCCCCTGCGAGCTGGAGTTCAACTACAGCCTCGGGGCAAACGCCAGTTTCACCTTCACCGCCCATGCCGTCTATCTGCCGCGCCCGCGGATCGAAATTGCCGGACCTCAAGGCGTGCAGGCCAGCTTTGACTGGCAAGCCGCCAAAGCCACAAGCCCCGCCCGCATGTGCACCGCCGTCCTTATTAACACCCTTACAGGATACTGATCATGATCCGACTGAACCTGACTGCCACGCCTGACTGGCTGGACCTCGCGCCCGGCCTGCGTTTGCTGGTGGCTCCCCTGACCACCGCGCTGATGGTGTCGGCCCGCGCCGATCCCGCCATCGAGGCCATGCCAGAAACGGCCACGACTGAAGAGTTGGCGCTCGCCATGGCGAAAGCCGTCGGACGGCGCGCTGTGCTGGATTGGGAGGGCGTCGGTGATGACGCGGGCGATGTCATCCCCGTTTCACCCGAAGGCGTCGACGCCCTGCTGGAAATCTGGCCCGTCTTTGAAGCCTTCCAAACCCAATACGTTGCGCGGGGCCTAATCCTGGACGCGGAAAAAAACGTCTCCGCGCCTTTGCCGAGTGGTCCTTCGGCGGGGGCGATCGTTACTGTGCCGCTTGCGCAAAAACCTGCCCGGACTGCCCGGCAAGGCTGAACCGGCCGCAAACACAGGACGGCTGGCAGGTCTGGGATCTGGTCGGCCGCCTTGGCGGGCAGCTGCGGGTGATCCCCGGCGCCGTGCTCGGCTGGGATATGGGCGCAGCCTTGGCCCTCGCGAACGCGCTGGGCATCGACAGCCTCATCGCCGCAGAACTGCTGCCCGAAATCGAGGCGGTGATGGTGCGCAAAGTGAATGAGCAGATGGTCGAGGGAGAGCCCGGCGCGCTCAGGTCTTGATCTTCTCAATCAGGGTCACGCCCGGTAGACCCTCGAAATGCGTGTCGCAGGTCAGCAGCGTCGCTTCTTGCGCCTGCGCCGTGGCGAAGATGATGGCATCGGCGGTGGCAAGCTTGTGGGTGCGACAGGCCTCGGCGGACGCAAGCGCGATTTCTGTATCGAGCGGGATGATCTGGCAGACTTGCGTAAAGGCGATCACCTGATCAGACTTATCCTCCGTCACCTCACGGGTGAGCCATTTTGCCAGCTCAAGCTGCACCATGGTGGGCACCAGCCAGTCAGACTGATCGGGCAGATGCTCGGCGAGCGTGTTCCCGGTGGGTGAGCCGATCAGCCATTCGATCCACGCGGATGTGTCGACGAGGACCTTCAAAATCGATCAGCGCGGTCACGGAAGTCGGTAGCTGATGCGCCTTTAGCAAGGCCCTTCAGCGCTTCGCGCTGCGGAACGGGCACCAAGAGAACGCCTGTTCCTTTGGGGATGAACGCGAAGGTCAGCCCGGCTTCCCAGTGCTGCGCGGCTCGGATCGCCTTGGGGATCGAGATCTGGAACTTCGAGGAGAGGGTCGCGGTCTCAGACATCATCATACCTTTCGTTAATCGATGCGACAAACGTAAGACATCTGCGTCAGAAATTCAAGGATCCTGTTCCATGGCCGAGAAACGAGTATCCGTCCGCCTCGTCGCCGAGGGCGGCCGCCAAGTGCGCGCCGAACTGGAGGGCGTGGGCGAGGCAGGCGCGCGCGGCTTCGGGCGACTGTCGCGCGAGATGGACCTCGCGAACGCGCGCGTTGCAGCCTTCGCCGGTCGTGCGACCCTTGCTGCGGCTGCGGCCATCGCGGCACTGGCCGCAGCGGGTGCTGCAATGGTCGGTTCCGGCCTGCAGACGGTGGATGCGCAGGCAAAACTGGCACAGTCACTGGGCACGACAGTCGCTTCGATCCAGACGCTGGAGCGCGCGGGTGAACTGGCCGGTGTGTCGATGTCCGGGATCGAGCAAGCGACCAAGGATCTGACGCGGCGGCTGAGCCAGGCGGCCGCCGGGACCGGCCCGGCCGCCGATGCGCTGGACCGGCTGGGCTTGTCGGCCGCCGACCTGATTGCCCTGCCGCTGGACCAGCGTGTCGGGGCGATCAACGCAGCCATCGAAGCATTCGTACCCGCCGCCGAGCGCGCCGCCGTTGCGGGGCAGCTTTTCGGCGAGGAAGGCTCCATCGCCATGTCGCGCATCGACACCGCAACGCTGCGGCAGGCGACAGAGGATGTACTTGCATTTGGCGTTGTCGTCTCGGAGCAGGACGCCGATCAGATTGAGCGCACCAATGATGCCCTCTCACGTTTGGGCTTGATCTGGCGCGGCGTGTCGAACCAGCTGGCGGTCGCGGCGGCTCCGGCCTTGGAAGCAGTCGCAAATGCGCTGGCAGCAATGGCCCGCACAACCGGCTCGGTCGGCATCGCAATCACTGCACTCTTCGACAACATCGGGCGCCTGACCACCTACGCCGCAACCTTTGCGGGCATCATGGCAGGGCGCTGGGTGGCGGGGATGGCAGCTGCTGCCCTCTCGGTACGCGGGCTCGTGACAGCCCTCGTCTTCCTGCGTGGCGCTCTGATTCGCACCGGCATTGGCGCGCTGATCGTCGGTGCAGGCGAGTTGGTCTATCAGTTCACCCGGCTTATGGCCGGTGCCGGTGGCTTTGGTAACGCGATGGGTTTGCTCTCCGACCTCGCCTCCGAGGTGTGGAGCCGCATCGGCCTGGCGCTTGATGCAGCACTGGCGCGGATGGCCGCAGGTTGGGAGGGGATGAAGGCCACCGCACTGACTGCGCTCGATGGTGCCATCAGCGGTGTGTTCAGCTTTGGCGACCTGTCGGTGGCGGTGTTTCAGGGCGCGTTTGATGCGATTGAAGGCGATCTGGGGGAGGCTTCCAGGTGCCATTGGCGACTTCGCGTTTCAGGCGGCGAACGGGCTGATCAGCGGGGTCGAGTCGATGCTGAACGGGGTCGTCACCCGGATCAACGGATTTATCACGACGCTCAACGCCGCACTGGACCTGCTCCCCGAATGGGCCACCGGCGAAGGCGGGGTTCGGATCGGCACCCTCGATCCGGTGACGCTCGGCGGCATCGCTAACCCCTTTGCGGGTGCGGCCGAAGCAGCCGGTGCTGCGGCAGCCGACGCATTCTCGGCAGCACTGGGGCGAACTTACGTCGATGCGCCTGATCTGGGCCTTGGGGCGGCGGCCGACGATGCCAGCGCCCGGGCCAACGGCTACCGCGAGGCAGCAGGCATGCTGGCCGATGCGGCTGGTCGCCCGTTGGCAAGTTGGGAGGCGCTGCGCGACGCGATGACCAACGCTGGGACCGAGGCCGAAACAGCCCTTGCAGATGCTGCTACATCGGCAGACGCACTCGGCGTCGAACTTGATGACACTGCCGCCGCTGCCGGTAGTGCAGGTGCTGCTGCGCGCGCAGCCGGGGCAGCAGCCGCCGAGGGTGCGGACCAAGCTGCCACTGGCTGGGGCGCGGTTACGGCTGCTCTTGCTGAATATGCAGCCAAGGCCCGCGATATCGGTGGCGATATCGGCCAGACGTTGGTCGGGGCGTTCCAGAGCGCGGAAAACGCCGTGGGCGACTTCGTCAAGACCGGCAAGCTGGACTTCAGCGGCCTCGTCACTTCGATGATCGCTGATCTGGCCAAACTGGCTGCGCGGCGCTTTATCCTCGGCCCTATCGCCGATGCCTTGTCGGGCGCGTTTGGCGGCGCGGGCGGACTGTTTGCGAACATCCTGCATTCAGGCGGCACAGTTGGCATGGCGGGTAGCAGCCGGATGGTCCCTACCATGGCTTTCGCCGGTGCCCCGCGCATGCATTCCGGGGGCTGGGCGGGACTGCGCCCTGACGAGGTTCCAGCGATCCTCCAGCGCGGCGAGCGGGTGTTGTCGCGGCGGGAAGCGGCTGGGTACGGCCAGTCAAGCGCCGCGCCCACCGTCAACGTCACCATTATGGCACGTGACTCCGACAGCTTTCGTCAATCCCGCACGCAGGTCGCAGCTGATATCGCCCGCGCCGTATCGCTTGGTCGGAGGGGCATGTGATGGCATTTCATGAGGTTCGGTTTCCCGACAATATCAGCCGCGGCGCGCGTGGCGGGCCGGAACGGCGCACCCAGATCGTTGAACTTGCGAGTGGCGACGAGGAACGCAACGCCAGCTGGGCCAACTCCCGGCGGCGCTTTGATGTCGCCTACGGTATTCGCCGCGCAGATGATCTGGCAGCGGTCGTCGCCTTCTTCGAGGCCCGCAACGCTCGTCTGCATGGGTTTCGGTACAAGGATTGGGCGGATTACAAATCCTCAGTGCCCTCGCAGGGGATATCCGCAACTGATCAGCAGATCGGGACCGGCACAGGCAGCCTGAAGACCTTCCAGCTGGCCAAGCGCTATGCATCCGGCGCCCAAAGCTGGACGCGGACGATTGCCAAACCGGTGACTGGTTCCGTGCGGATTGCGATGGGCATTGTGGAGCAGATGTCAGGCTGGGCGCTCGATACCACCACCGGCATGGTCACCTTTACCACTGCTCCTGCCAACGGCGTCATTATCCGCGCAGGATTCGAATTCGATGTACCTGTGCGCTTCGACACCGACACGCTCGACGTCACCCTCGACATTGAACGGCTAGGCTCGATCACGTCCATCCCCCTGCTGGAGATCCGCAGATGAAATCCCTGTCCCCGGCACTGCAAGCCCATCTGGACGATGGCACAACGACCCTGTCTTGGTGCTGGCGGATTTCGCGGACGGATGGCGTGGCGCTGGGCTTTACAGATCATGATCGGGCGCTGGTGTTCGATAGCACCGAGTTTGAGCCCGAAAGCGGCTTTGCCGCCTCGGAAATCCGCTCCGGCTCCGATCTGGCCGTCGATGCGCAAGAAGCGAGCGGCGTGCTGACCTCGGATCGGATCACCGAGACCGACATTCTCGACGGGCGCTGGGACAACGCTGGGGTCGAACTGTGGCGAGTGAATTGGGCGGACACCAGCCAGCGAGTGCTGATGCGACGCGGTGCTGTGGGCCAAATCCGGCGCGGGCGGATGGCCTTTGTCGCGGAAGTGCGG